TTACAGCAGCAGTGTCAACTCCTGCTGACGCTATGGGTCATTCTCTTCTTCTACTTTGGGGTCCTGAGTCTCAGGGAGATTTCGTCAGGTGGTGCCAACTTGGGGGACTCTGGACTTTTGTGGCGCTCCATGGAGCCTTCGCTCTTATAGGTTTCATGCTTCGTCAGTTTGAGATTGCTCGCCTGGTTGGCATCCGTCCTTACAATGCCATCGCATTCTCTGGTCCTATCGCCGTATTTGTTTCTGTATTCCTGATGTACCCTCTGGGTCAATCCAGTTGGTTCTTCGCACCATCGTTTGGTGTGGCAGCGATCTTCAGGTTTCTTCTCTTCCTTCAGGGTTTCCATAACTGGACCCTTAACCCCTTCCATATGATGGGAGTTGCTGGTATACTGGGAGGAGCACTGCTCTGTGCGATTCATGGAGCAACTGTAGAAAACACTCTGTTTGAAGATAGTGATCAAGCAAACACCTTTAAGGCATTTGAACCGACTCAAGAGGAAGAGACGTATTCTATGGTTACTGCTAACAGATTTTGGTCTCAGATTTTTGGTATTGCTTTTTCTAATAAGCGTTGGCTTCATTTCTTTATGCTCTTTGTACCTGTTATGGGTCTGTGGACTAGTTCCATTGGAATTATTGGTCTGGCTCTTAATTTGAGGGCTTATGATTTTGTAAGTCAGGAGATTCGGGCTGCTGAAGACCCGGAATTTGAGACATTCTATACGAAGAATATCCTACTTTCGGAGGGCATAAGAGCGTGGATGGCTCCAGTTGACCAGCCACATGAATCGTTTGTCTTTCCAGAGGAAGTTCTTCCGAGAGGGAATGCTCTTTGATTTTTTAAAAGACCCTTTACATAGGGTCTTTTTTATACTATAATAACCTCATTTAAAGAAATATTATTATAAATAATAGTAGTAAATGAGGTTAAAGATGGTAATGAAAAGTAGAGTTGGGCAAACATTTAATAGATTGACTATTATAAGAGAATATCAATCTCCTTGTAAAAAATACGTTGCTTGTGAATGTTCTTGTTCTTGTGGCGGGAGAACTACTAAAACTAGAAGACACGATATTGTATCTGGGAAAATACAATCTTGTGGTTGCCTTCGTGTAGAAAAAGTAAATGCTAAAAACCGTGAGAGATTTGATCCTAACGCAATATCAAAAACGACAGAATATAAGATGTATGCGAGGGCAAAGAGTAGGGCAAAGAAAAATAATCTACCTTTCAATATTGAACTTGATGATATTATTATTCCAGAAAAATGTCCGTTGCTTGGTATAAAAATTGAAAGCACTGAAATTAGAAACTCCCCAAACAATCCTTCACTAGACAAAATAATTCCAGAGAAAGGATACATAAAAGGTAATGTGTGGGTCATAAGTAATAGAGCAAACACTCTTAAAAACGACGCCACCCTACAAGAACTAGAACTACTCGTAGAGAATCTAAAATGTTCTTCATCCTCATAAGTTTCATACTCTTTGGAATCTTTATGTTTATTATGTCCATCGCACAAGATATATAAAGTAAACACTTAATTATGACTTACGATACAGTCTTTATTTCTGATGTGCATTTGGGGACCAACCGATGTAATACTCAAAGGTTTCTAAAGTTTATCAAAGAACTCAAAACAAAAAAGTTAGTGTTGGTCGGTGATATTATTGATATTGCTTGCTTGGAAACTTATCATACACATTGGAAAAGAGAACATACAGAGTGTGTTCATCAGATTCTAAACCTTGCCAAGAAAGGAACCGAAGTCATTTATATTCTAGGAAATCACGAAGGGCAGATTCGTCGCTACTGTGATTTTGAGCATAAGAATTTTAGAATGGTGGATGAATACACGCACAAAGATTCAAAGGGAAATAAGTTTCTTTGTATTCATGGTGATAAGTATTCAGAATATTCTTCTGGGTCTTGGAAGCAACTAATATTTAACAAGGGATATGAATTCATCACACCATTGAGTTTGTTTCTAGAAAGATTCTTTCGTTTCTCATTGGTGTATGCTTTGAAGAATACCATTCGTGGAAAGAGATACATCAATCAATATGAGACTGATATTGCTTCCTATTGTGTTCAGAGAGATAAGAAATATGATGGTGTGATTTGTGGTCATATTCATCACGCAAACATTCGCTACTTCAATAAACTTCTTTATATGTGCTGTGGTGATTGGTGTGATACCTGCTCTGCGATTGTGGAGAAGAATGGAGTTTATGCCCTTGAAAAATATAAATGATTAGTTCAGAGATACCTTATAAACTCGCAGAAATCATCAGAGATACTTGGCCCAACCTTTACAGACCTGCCAAAGTATCCTATAATAACCAAAAGACTTCAAAGAATGAAAAAGTATAACGAAGAATATTTTTCAGTTCTAGATAAAAAGACTGGAAGAAAACTTTTAGACTGTGGCGAAGAGTCTGATGCTCTTGCGATGGTTTCTTTTGCTCCTGAAAATAGAACTTATACTCGTAATAAGTTTCTGATGGGACCTGTTGTGGATGTTGAGATTCCAAAGGCACTGCCAACCTCTAATCTTTCTGGACCTGTTTATGAAAAAGCCAGACAAGAGTATCTTGAATCTATGTACCCAGATGTTCCTGAAGACGGAAGTCCACTTGTTCTTCCAGAAAGTCAAGCAGAACCAGTGGTTGTTTGATAAATAATTCAAATCGCAATCGCTTATGGATCTCCTCCGTTCGCCTTCAGAGTACTTGTTCCATCTACAAACAACAAGTCCAGGAGAAGCGAAACGAATGTGGAGGCAAAAGATAAAGGAAGAATGGGGGCATCAATGTGCCTATTGTGGATCTGATGAGAAACTCACGATTGACCACATTCTTCCTCAATCAAAAGGTGGATTGGACGTTACAAAAAACGTAGTATGTTGCTGTCATGATTGTAATCAGTCCAAGGGACACGAGCACTGGAAGTTATGGTACGTTCAGCAAGGCTTTTATAGTGAAGAAAGATTTGATAAGATTGAAGAATGGATGAAACCAGATCCTCCAACGAACTTATTTGCTTATCGCCCGAGAAGGAATAATGCAAGTTGAATAAATAAATGAAAGCAGTACATACTGCTTCTTCTGGTAAATACCGAATGCGAATAGATGGCAACACCGTTTAGGATTAAACGATCTGCTGTACCTGGAAAGAAACCAGGAGTGACAGATCTACAACTTGGAGAATTAGCTCTTAACACGTATGATGCGGAACTTTATACATTAAGAGACAGATTTTCTCAAACAGGAATTGCCACAGAGGTCGTTCGGGTATCTGCTGGAACAACTGTTACAAATATTTTATATGTCACACAAGACGGAAACGACAATAATACAGGAAGAAAAATCGGTGACGCAAAAGCGACCATCAAAGCAGCAGTCGGAATCGCTACGACAATCCCAGGAGCAGTTATTAAAGTTTCTGCTGGTACATACGTAGAAGACAATCCAATTGCTTTACCATCACAAATCAGTGTTGTTGGTGATAGTTTAAGAGAAGTCACTGTTGTTCCCAGTAACGCGAACCAGGACTTGTTTTATGTTTCACCAGGAAACTATGTCGCAGAAATGTCTTTTACTGGAACTCTGAATCCTGGAAAGGCAATCTTTGCTTTTGACCCAAACAACATTAAATATTTTGCTCAGTCACCATACGTTCAGAACTGTACCAATTTCATTCCAGACAGTATAGGAATGAAAATTGATGGTAATAACGCAATTGGACCACTGAAGTCAATGGTCGTTGACTCTTATACACAGTACAATCAAGGTGGTATTGGAGTTTCAATCACTAACAGTGGATATGCTCAGTTGGTTTCACTGTTTACAATCTGTGATGATATTGCCGTTTACTGTGGATCGGGTGCTGCTTGCGATCTAACCAACTCTAATGCTTCATTTGGTAACTATGCTCTGGTTGCCGATGGTATTAGTCCAGTAAGATACACTGGTATTCTTACTACCGCTGCTCCTGTTAATTCTGATGAGTTTGTGGTAAGTCTGACGACTCCGACTCTTGGAGTTCAGACCGCAACGTATAATAATACGACTGGTCTTTTAACAATTACTACAACAACAAATCACAATCTGACTGTTGGAATGGGAGTCACGATTGCTGGTCTTGGTTTTACCTGCCCATCAGGTCCAGGTATTGTGACATATCCAAGTGGAAACTATGGGTATGTCTTCAACGTTGATTCTGTGGGTGCCGCGAATAGTTTCTCTGCCTACGTCGGCACATCAACTTTACCACATACTTATGTCAGTGGCGGAACGGTAGCAATAGATATTCAAAGACCATTTGATGGTCAGGTCGTTTATTTTGAAAATTTATATTATACGATTAAAAAAATTAATGTGACTGGTGTTGGAACTGGATATGTGAATCCACCAACCATTACAATCGGAGATCCAAGCACTGTAAATGATTGGGGTGTTCCTGCCACTGCGGTTGCTGAAATATCCAATGGATCGGTATCAAACATTGAGATTGTTTCTAATGGTAGAGGGTACACTTCAACCCCAACAGTCACATTCTCCGCTCCTGATGTAGGAATAAATACAGCAACAGGGACGGCAGAATTGCTTCCAACATATTATTCAATCGTCAGTTCAACTCCAATATCCGCTGGAATTTGTACAATTACTTTAAATGAGAACGTTCCTTATGCTGTGGGTGTAGGTACAACGGTTCCATTCTTTAAGCAAAGTCGTGTTCTAGCTTCTGGTCACTCGTTTGAATACATTGGTTCTGGAACAAACATTAATACTGCTCTTCCAGCACAAGGTGGCGTACCAATTCAGGCGAATGAAACCGACGCAAGAAACGGAGGACTCGTGGTTTATACAAGCACAGATCAGGCAGGTAACTTCCGAATCGGTGATGGTGTTCAAATTAACCAGGTTACGGGAACTATTTCTGGTACTTTCTACTCCAAGAGTTTGTTTGCGACAATGACACCATTTATTCTAGCATTAGGAGGAAACTAAAATGCCATTACCCTTAAACATATATCAAACGGTCACAAGCGTTGTTGGTTTAAATACGGTCGGAATCTATACGGCTCCAGTCGGATACAGCGGAGTCGTTCTTTTAGCACAAGCAGCAAACGTTGATTCTGTGACACACACGGTTTCGTTCTCTCATAGAAGAACATCTGCTGGAATCGCAGTCACGACTGAAATCGTGAAGGATTTACCCATACCAGCAAATGATTCAGCAAATCTTTTGTTTGGTAAATTGATTCTTGAGACTGGAGATACTCTTCAGATTCGTGCTGATGATTCGTCAAATGTAAAATTTATCGCAAGCATCCTAGAAACTCTTAACTAATATTAGAAATGTCCCAACCATATAAGAGCGGCAGACAACAGAATCTCAATGTTGGTATTTCATCAATTACCGAGAATCGTACAGTCTTACAGACGATCGGTAAGGTTGGGATTGGAACAACAAATGCTCAGAATCACTCATTGTATGTTGTTGGTTCCACAAACATCACAGGAGATGTTTATGTAGGTGGAGCATCTACATTTGTTGGTGTCGGAACTTTTAATAATGATCTTTATGTTGGGAATCAACTTTATGTCAGTGGTGTTAATGTCAGTGGTGGAGCAACCATTGGACAAGACATTACGACAAGACACTTATTAGCGACTGGCGTATCTACATTTGTTGGTGTCGGAACTTTTAATAATGATCTTTACATTGGTGGGGATTTGTATGTAAAGGATGATCTCACCGTTGACGAAATCAATGCTCGTAATGCTTCTATTACTGGAATCACCACTCTCAACATTGTAGGAGCAACAAGTGTAAATGCTTCTGGTATTATCACTGCGAATAGCTTCAGACCAAGCAGTGGTTATTACCAGTCGGCAAATGGAACCAATGGATTCTATGTCTATGATGGAACTGGTAACGTAGCATTCCAGGGAACCATTGGTGCTTCTAGTATTAATAATGCCTCTGGATATCAGGCAATTAATTTTGGTACAAATACCACACCAACTGTCTTTATTCCAAACGACCTTAATGTTACAGGTCTTACCACACTGGCATCTGCTGGTGGTATCACGACAACTGGTGGTGATCTTTATGTTGGCGGAGACTTATATGTAAAAGATGATCTTGTTGTTGATGAGATCACTACCCGCAATGTTACTGCTAGTGGTGTTGTTACTGCTCATACGCTGGGTGTTTCAAATAACTTTGATGTTTATGATCTAACGGCAACATTCCATAACAATGTTTATATTGCTGGAAACCTAAGCATTGGTGGAACTTCATCGGTCATCACTGCTCAAGACTTAAAGATCTTTGATAAGGAAATTACTCTTGGCGTCACAACCGATGCTTTTGGTAATGATGTTTCAAATGATTTTACTGCTAATCACGGTGGTATTGCGATTGCTTCTACAGAAGGATCGCCATTAGTAGATTTATCTCTTGCTGGATTCAGTACACTTCCACCAACTTACAAGCAACTAATGTGGGTTGCTGCTGATTCTTATGGAATCGGCACCACAGATGCCTGGATGTTTAACTATGCCGTTGGGGTTGGATCAACACTTGTACCTAATGGTGTTCGTCTAGCAGTTGGTGGAATTCAACTAACCGATACTCAAATCAATGCTAGAAGAGCAGACATTGATTATCTTGATGCGGAACAAATCAGAGTATCTGGTGTTTCCACTTTTGCGAATGGTCCTGTTTTAATTGGTAGTGGAACCTCAACAGGAACTCTGAATCAAAGATTACAAGTCACTGGTGGTGGATATATTTCATCCTATGTTGGAATTGGATTCACAGATCCATTCTCGGATTTGGCAATTTATAATCCAAATGGTTCTTGGATTTCTCTTGTAGATCCAGGAGCATCCAGTGCTGCTTTTGAAAATAATGAGGGTACTCTTTATATTAGAGCAGAACAAGGTTCTGGAAATAGTGAAATCGTTTTCCAGACAGGAACTTCAAACTACGAACAAAAGCCATCAGTCTCTGGTTCTAACCGAGTTAAGATTAACAATCTGGGCGTTCTGTTGGTCAATATGGAAACTTCTTCGGGAGTTTCTCAACAGAATTTCCAAGTCACTGGTGGTGCTTATGTCTCTGGATATATGGGACTGGGTACATCAAACCCAACTTCTCAACTATATGTTCAGGGAGATGAGTACGTAACTGGTGTTGTAACTGCCACAAGATTCTACGGCGAATTTGTTGGTACTGGATTAAGTATCACTGGAATTTCAACAGTTGGTATTATTTCTGCTTCCAATTTGACGGTATCTGGTATTGCTACCGTTGGATCTTTATACATTGATAATACTCAAGTTATATCAAATGATAGAAGACTACTGAATATTACATCTATTCAGACATCTGGAATCACGACTCTAGGAATTACCACACTAAGTCAACTTTATGTTTCTGGCATTTCTACGTTTGATGGTGCGATTGATGCGAACGGCGGAGCAACGATTGATAATATCCAAATTGGAATTACTGATGACAATACAATTGATACCATCAGTGGTAATTTAATACTTGATTCTAATGGTGGAACGGTCAACGTTAATGATAATCTTACGGTAACTAACGTTACGACTTCTACTGGTGGATTTGTAGTTAATGCTTTTGGTCCTACTGCACTATACAGAGTCGTTGATGGCGCATTTACTGCTGGAATTGGATATACAAATAATCAGGGACTATTAAGTATATCAAACTGGGATGATGTTGTTATAAGAGTTAATGATACAGAAACTGCTGCTTACTTTAACAGAGATGGTTCAGCGGAACTTTATTATGACAACATCAAAAAATTTGAGACCACTGGATATGGCGTTACTGTTTATGATACACTACAAACACCACAACTGAATGTAACTGGTGTCGCTACGATCACCACGATTCAGAATACGACATCAAATATCACCAACCTTAACGCAACTCGTCTGGTTGTATCTGGTGTATCAACATTCCAAAGTGACATTCATCTTGGTGATGGAGACATTGCTTATTTTGGAACTGATGATGATATGCGTATCTTCCACGATGGTGGAGCAGCATATATTGATAATGACACTGGTATTCTATACTATAGATCTGGTCAGCACTTCTTTGAGAATGCTGCTGGAACAGAAACCTTCGCTAGTTTTGTTGGTGACGGAGCAGTAAGTCTCTACTACGATAATGCCAAAAAGTTTGAGACTCTTGGAACTGGTGTTACAGTCACTGGCACTGTTTATGCTCAGAACTTCTCAACTGGTGATTCTGGAGTTGGAATCAATATCAGCAACAATACGATCACTGGTCCCTCAAGTATTGTTATTGATCCTGCTGGAGTCGGTGATAATACTGGAGCAGTCAGAATCAAAGGTGACTTCTATGTAGATGGTACACAGTTTATTATCAACTCAACGACAATTGATCTTGCTGATTATAGAGTTGGTATTGCCACAACTGTAGGGACAAACTTCCTCCTTGATGGCGCTGGTATTGGTATCGGATCTGCCAACATTGTCAAGACCTTTACTTATAACAATAGTGCGAATACTCTAGAGTCTTCAATCGGTCTTGGTGTTACCGTTGGTGGAGACTTTAAGACTGGAACTGATTCTGTACTGAACAGAACCACGCTGGGACCAACAGTTGTCAACTCTTCGCTGACTTCTGTTGGAACTCTTGTTGATCTCAATGTTGCTGGTGTTGTTACTGCCACAACATTCAATGGTCAAGTGAACGCTGGTGTTGGTACAATTACAACACTTAATGGAACAAATGTAACTTATACGACTGGTAATTTTGGAACTGGTAACATCGTAACAGGTGTTGTTACCACAATCTCTGGATCTAACTTAACTTATACAACTGGCAATCTTGGAACTGGTAACATCGTAACAGGTGTTGTTACCACAATCTCCGGTACAGATCTCTTCTATACCAACGGCAACTTTACAAATCTAACGGCTACGAATGGATTTGTAAACACTGGAATCATTACCAACCTTACAAGTACTGCTGCCACACTGACGAATATTAATTCAAGTGGCATCACGACTCTTGGTATTGTTACCGCTTCACAACTCTATATTTCTGGAATCACAACAACAGTAAGACTGAATGTTGGAATTGGTGGAACCGTTATCAACACAACTGATTCTGGAAGAGTTGGAATCAATTCTGCCAATCCAGCCAGACTATTAGATGTTAATGGTGATATTAACTTTAATGGTCTTCTCTTCCAAAATGGTCAAGAATTCATTGCTTCTAACTGGGTTAAGACAAGTACTGGAATTCATACCCTCTCAAATGTTGGCATCGGCACCACAAATCCAGCATATGATCTAGACATTTTAGGTGATCTTCGTGTTCGTGGTGGTATCTATGATAATCTCAACAACTCTGCTGGACTTATAAATCAGGTTGTTGTTGCTGATGGATTTGGTGGGTGGAGTTGGCAACCTGTTACTGCTGCTGGTGCTGGTACTCTTGATGGTATTGAAGTCAGAGATAATGGTTCTGTAGTTGGAACTTCTGGAAGCATTACAACTCTAGATTTCCAAAGCAACCCAACATCAAACATTGTAGTCACTGGATTTGCTGGTGGAAATATTGCTACGATTACATTATCTGATACTCCAACCTTTGGAACTGTCAGCGCCTCTAATGCTTCTCTTGGATTTGCGACTGCTACAAGTCTCTTAATTTCTGGTATTTCAACGTTTAATGGATTTATTAGTGCTGGTAATGGTATTGATGTCACTGGTCATACTGAAGTAGATAACATCAACGTATCTGGTGTTTCTACATTCGCTGGACTCATTGATTCCAATGGTGGTCTTGATGTTACTGGTCATACTGAGTTAGACAATCTGAATGTATCTGGTGTTTCTACATTCTCTGGACTCATTGATTCTAATGGTGGTCTTGATGTCACTGGTCATACAGAACTAGATAATGTCAATATTTCTGGATTCCTTACCGCAACTTCTGCGTCATTCAGCGGCAATGTAAGCATTGGTGGCACTCTGACTTATGAAGATGTAACGAACATTGATGCTATCGGTGTTGTTACTGCTCGTAGTGATGTTATTGTTGGTGGTGGATTATCAGTCACTGGTATTACTACTCTTGCTTCTGCTGGTGGTATCACAACAACTGGTGGTGATCTTTATGTTGGTGATGATCTATTCTTTAAAGGAAATCTCTATCAGAACGGAGCTCTGTTCACTGCTGGTATTGGTATTGGTTCAACTGCTACAAATCCTCTTTCTGGAGTCATTACACCTGAAGCAAGAATTGGAGTCGGATTCACTGACATTAACTTTGTTGGAACTGGACTGAGTATCACTGGATATGGCAGTACCATAGTTGTTGACTTTGGTAATATTTCTTCTGGTGGTGCAAGTGTTTCAATCTCCACAATATCTCCAGGTATTTCAACTGCTGCTGGTAATCTGTGGTGGGATAGTATCAATGGCGATCTTAAGATCTATTATAATGATGGTAACAGTGCTCAGTGGATTGACGCAAACGGTGGATCACAATCTCTGGCAATCATTAGTGATGTGTCTCCTGCTGGATATGGTGTAACTTCTTCGGGCACTCTTTGGTGGGACAGCACATATGGTGTTCTGAAAGTTTATTATGATGATGGAGATTCTGAGCAATGGGTTGACGCAAACTCTGGTGCTTATATCAACTTCTGGGTAGGAAACTCTGCTGGTATTCATACAACTGGTAAGGTCGGCATAGGCACCACAACCCCAACCGAACAGCTGCAAGTTGATGGTCAACTTTCAATTGATGGTAATGTATCTTATGGAACCACAACATTTACGACTTCATCAACATCTCCTGTAGGTATTCACTCAGCACTTGCGTCTTCAACTTATCGCTCAGTAGAGTACACAATTCAGGCAACTGAAGGAACTAACTTCCACACAACCAAGATCCTTGCTCTTCATAATGGAACAACTGCCTATCATACTGAATATGGTTCAATCTTTAATAATGTTGGAGTCTCTACTTATGATGTTGATGTATCAGGAGGAAACATTAGACTTCTTGCCACACCAACAAGTGCTTCTACTACAAACTTTAAAGTTACCTTTAATGGTATCAAAGTTTAATAAATACCTAAAAACCAACGGGGGAAAGTGAACCTGTGGCGGATCAGAACTTTAGAGTTAAGAACGGATTAAATGTAGGTACAGCGGTCACAATCACAACTAATGAATATCAGGTAGGATCTACCAGAATTCATTCCAGTGGTGTTGAGGCAAAAAGTTTAACAGTTACCGACCAAACTGGTATCTCAACAATTCCAGCACTTAAGTTGACTGGGGCTTTATATGATACTTATAATAATGTAGGTGCGGGTAATTCAGTTCTAATTTCAACTGGTATTGGAGTCAGTTGGATTGATATTCCAACCGCAGCATTACAAGGCGTTCAGGGGACTCAGGGTACTCAGGGAGTTCAAGGAGTACAGGGAACTCAAGGATCTCAAGGAGTTCAGGGTATTCAAGGTGTACAAGGAACTTTTGGTACTCAGGGCATTCAAGGTATTATCGGTGCTCAAGGTTTTAATGGAACTTTGGGTTCTCAAGGAACTCAAGGTACTCAGGGCATAACTGGAACACAAGGTATTCAAGGTATTCAAGGAACAACTGGTCCTCAAGGTATAACTGGAGCACAAGGAACCACAGGCACTCAGGGCACTACTGGAATTCAAGGGACGACTGGTGCTCAGGGGACAACTGGTACACAAGGTATCACTGGTACTCAAGGAACTAACGGATCTCAAGGAACGACTGGTGCTCAAGGTGCCACTGGTTCTCAAGGTACTACCGGATCAACAGGAGCACAAGGAATCACTGGAGGAACTGGAGCACAAGGTGCTACGGGACCTACTGGTGGTTCTAATACTCAAATCTTATATAATTCTGGTGGAACCGCAACCGGTTCTGCTAATATGACTTTTGATGGTACTAGACCTACTTTCGCCACTTTAAGAACTGATAGCATTCTTCCTTCAGGTGGATTACCAGCAGGAGCGAGTGGTGGGGGTATTATACAGATTGTGAGTACAACGAAGACTGATACTTTTACAACATCTAATTCAAGTTTAACTGATGTAACAGGAATGTCAGTATCAATTACACCGAGATCATCATCCAATAAAATTCTTGTATCTCTTAATTTGTGTTTTATCGGTAACAACGCCACAAATGCTTATGCAAGCCTTGTTCGTAATTCGACTATAATTGCTGTGGGGGATGCCGCCGGCAGTAGAGTACGATTTACGTTGAGTGATTATCAAGGATCTGCCTCCAGTAATCAATCTCCCACCAGCAGTATTGTGTTTCTAGATTCACCATCCACGACATCGGCAACAACTTACAAAGTACAGGTGCAAACTCAAGGTGCCGGAACTGTGTATGTCAATAGACCCCAATTATACACAGATGGCGCCGCATCTGGCACAGGCATCTCAGTCATCACCGTAATGGAGGTTTCAGGATAATGGACGTTACAGCAGCACTTTTAGAACTTGCTCCTGGAGCACAATGGTCTTGTAACAATGAAGACTACAACCAACTACAATGGTTCTCTACAGACATTCCAAAACCCACAAGAGAACAAGTAGAAGAAAAGATACAAGAACTTAGAGCAGCAGAACCAATGCGTCTGTTAAGAATTCATAGAGATAAACTCTTAGCGGAAGTTGATTGGGTCACTATGAGATCTTATAGTACCAATACGTCAGTTCCGGAAGAATGGGCAACGTATCAGCAAGCACTTAGAGACTTACCAGAAACAGCAACACCTGTTTTAGACCCTACAAGTCCTTTAGGTATTTCTGGTGTTGATTGGCCAGTTAAACCACAATAATTGACGAATTAACTTCTTTACGATAGAATAGTAAAAACTTTGATTTGAATGAAAACATTCGCACAAGTCGCCTTTGAGCGAGGTGGTTCAATACATCCATTAATTATTGACCCCAAATATACTGGTGGTCTTGGGTTGATGAACCCATCAGTCTTAATTGATAATGGAAAGGTTCTAGTTAATCTTCGTGCTGTTAACTATACCTTCTATCATTCTGAAGAAAAACTTTTTCAACATCCTTATGGTCCTCTGACGTATGTCCATCCCGAGAATGACATTCATCTGAGAACCTGGAACTACTATCTGGAACTGAATGATAACTATGAGATTGAAAAATATTGTAAGGTAGATACTTCGGCATTTCCAGATAAAGAACTGTGGGACTTTGTGGGTCTAGAGGATGCTCGTATCTTCCGTTGGGATGGTAAACTTTATCTGTCGGGTGTTCGTAGAGATGAGGACACCGTAGGCACTGGTCGTATGGAGTTGTGTGAGATTGTTGTAGATTCTAATACTGTAAAGCAAGTCTCACAAACAAGAATTCAACCACCACTAGACCCTAATTCTTATTGTGAGAAGAATTGGATGCCTATCCTAGATAAACCTTACCATTACATTAAGTGGAGTAACCCCACAGAAGTCGTAAAGGTAGATCCAAAGACTGGAACTTCAGAACAAATCTTCACTGGCGAACAGAAACCAATTGATGGTTATCCAAGGGGTGGTTCACAAGTCATTCCTTGGAAGGATGGTTATGTCGCAATCACTCACGAAGTTGATTTGTTCAAGAGTGAAGTCGGTCGTAAGGACGCAGTGTATTATCACCGAGTTCTGTTTTGGGATAAGAACTTCAACTTACAGAAGTGGTCTAAGAAATTTTTCATTATGGGCGGGCACGTAGAGTTCTGTGTAGGATTGGCAATACATAAGGGTAGTATGTTGATGACGTTTGGTTTTCAAGATAACGCCGCTTATCTACTTAAATTTGATGATAGTGTACTAGAGGAATTTTTGAATGATTGATTATAATCTACAAAGTTTATTGAATAACTTTATTCAAGATCCAGAGAGTCCAGAAAATAATTTTTATCTTGGAACTTATTACGACAATCTTGGTCAGTCTGCTTCTGCTGTTTCTTATTATTTGAGAACCGCAGAAAGATCTCAATCAGATTTAATTAAGTATCAGTGTATTCTTCGTGCTGGACTTTGCTTTAGTACACAAGGATGCCGAAACACCACAGTTAAGGGACTCTTTCAACACGCTCTTGCGATTCAACCAAAGCGTCCAGAAGGATACTTTTTGCTAAGTCGTTTCTATGAGCGAGAAGAGAACTATCACGATGCCTATTTGATTTCTTCTATCGGAGAACAAGTCGCAGAACAAAATCCAGAACCACTGATTCTGAATGTAGAGTATCCTGGTTTTTATGGGATTTTATTTGAGAAGGCAGTTTCTTCTTGGTGGGTTGGACTGTGTAATGAAAGTCGCAGTTTACTTGAAGACCTTGATGAAAACTATGAATTGGATGAGATTCACAAGCAGGCAGTTGAAAACAATCTTCAACGACTGAGTGAAACTTCAAAGGGTCTTCATAATGTTTATCTGCCTAAGAAATATCGTGACTTTGATTGGGGTATTGCCGCAGAGAATGAATGGTTCCGTAAGACCGTAGAGAAAGAAGTCTTCATTGATAATGTCTATCAGAAGTTCTTCAAGGTAGAAGAAGGAGATATTGTCTTTGATGTGGGAGCAAGTGCTGGTCCCTTTACACATTATATTAAGAATCAAAAACCAGGTAAGATTTATTGCTTTGAACCACACTCAGAACTTTATCAAACTCTGGTTGGAAATGTATCTGACGACAATGTAGTCTGTGTAAACAAAGCCATCGGTTCAGTTGATGGTGAGTATGAGACTGCTGGTTTGTTCAATGAGACTCTACTTGAAACTTGTGAGGATGAGAATCTTCAGACTGCTCCTTCGGTTAAGTTCAGTACATTTGTAAAAGAAAACAATATTTCGCAAATTGATTTCATTAAGACTGATTGTGAAGGTGGTGAGTATGATATTTTCAATGATGAGAATCTTTCCTGGGTCAAGAATAATGTGAAGAAGATTGCTGGTGAGTTTCATTTAGGCACACCAGAAC